GCCGGTCAACTTCATGACCTTATTAACTAGATCGCGAACTTGTTTATCGACTTCTTTATTCTGTGCTTCGTAGGCACGCCAAATAATGCGGGACGGCGATCCAAAGCGGGCTTGCAAAGATCGCGATAGGGGACCTTTTCGTGCCATGTCAAACAGGGTAGCCTGCGGACCTCCCCACCTGATGCCAAAGGTTGCCAGGTTCTGTTTGAATCCGCCTGGCGCTTCTCTGATCTTTTTTCCGCTGGTGAACGCTTTCAGATTCTTATTAACTTTGGCTGGCTCCCAATGCATTAGTTCAGCGCCGCTGTTGCCTGTCCACGATCGAGCCATACCTGAGAGTGGCGGGTCGTCGGGGATGCGACGTCGAGCCTCTACAAGGACGGGGTCCACAATTGATTTGAACTCTGTCGTGATTGATCGACGCAGTTTCTTATCAATCTTGTTGAGTTGAGCAAGCGCTTCTTTAAGACCGACAACTTCAATGGGACCAAGTTCTGATGTCATTTGCGCCTGGACTTATTTATCACGTCTATGACTGTGTTCATGTCTTGAGTCTCGAAAGGTATTTGTGGAGGCCACCACCCAGTCTCTACCAGCAATTCTGCTAGTGATCTTGAGTAGGTGCCTCGACGGTGGGGTTTGTTGGTTCGTCCGTTACAACTTCGATGGCAACAAGGCGCTTCACATAATCGTCAAAGACTGCCGGTACCGAGATGCCGTGAATCTTGCACGATTCAAAAGCCATGAATGCTAAGTCTTCAAGCCCTACGCCTGTAGCGAGGTTGGAGGCTTTCTGCTTAAACTTTCGCTCCCATGCAATTATCACATAGAGGTTGGTTTTTACTTCGTAGGTTGTTTGATCTGTTGTTACTTTGAGCGTGAGTTGCATGATGTGTTTCTGTTGTTATGGGGTGATGTCGCGGACCCAAGTTCCACCTGTAAAGGAAGCCTCGACGGTTGCGAGTTCGCCGACTGTGGAGTTAATCGGGGTGAAGTTGGCGAGCATGCAATTTGTCAAAACGTATTCTGGGTTAGATGCTGTTTCGCTTGTGCCCGATGGGGAGATTGTCAGAATTGTTGATCCCGTACCTACGCATGAAGCCATAATTGCTTCAACTTCGGCAGCGCCGTATGACAGGAAAAAAGTGATTGACACGTCTACCGACTGCAGGCCTTGCACCATGCGATGGCCGGTATCCCCAAAGGCTGTGCTTTCAAGAGCGTCGTAGCCCACTGTAATCATGCAGGCATTTGCCTGATCGCTTAAATCAGTCGTGGTAGCGCCTTGGGTGATGTTGATAGTTGCGTTGGATAGGAATGTTGTTGTTGCCATCGGTGGCTCCTTTTTGTTAGTTTCGCCGTACTGCTACGGCAACGGTCATGTCATAGCACGGAAGCATCTGTTCGCCGTATGAGGCGAGAGATGGTCTTCCATCCACTATGGCTATTGGTGAGTTCATAATTGTGTCTACTGTGGTCATTAAGTAATCGCCCGAATCTTGGTTACCAGGTGGCCCAGCAAGTACGCGAATGACGAGGCGAATGTCGCCCACGTTATAAGTGAAGGCGTCAAGTGTTGGAAGTTCAATCATGACGGACAGCGGGCGGGCGTTGCGCGGGTCTGTTACAGGTTTCAAGCCCAGCGCCGTTAGCGCGGTCTTTGTAGCGTTCACTGCTTCATAAAGGATGCCCGTTGCAGCCATTAGGCAACCTGGGGCCTTCCGCAACCAAGCAGCTGCATAATTTGACCAAGGGACATGGTGGGGGTTCCCATACCCATTGAATCAAAACTGGCGTAGCCATCTACGGCTCCACGGCTTCTGTATTGCATTGCTGCATACATAATGGTGCCCAATTTTGCTGCACCATCTGGCGAGGAATTTAACGAATCGGTGTAGCCAGCCGAGCGCCTTTTACGAAATGCCCAACTGTTTGCAGCTGACACACAGACGGCAATAAAAGCCGTGTCATTAGCCGTAGCAACCTCAATGCCTAGCCAACTGGTTACATCCGCTGATGTAATCCAACTCGGGCTGGGGGTAAAAGTGACTGTGCCGGTAGCGACGTCTCGAGGAAAGTCTGTGCCTGCGTTCTTGTAGATGAATTGATTCTCCATGATGACTTGATAGTCAAATAAGAGATCACCTTCTTCTGAGACGCCTGTGAACAGGTAAGGCTCGGTAGAGATGACAGTCTGCGTACCACTAAATCCGTGATCTGCTCCTGCCACGACTACCGAGTCTTGGCTTTGAATGTCTGTGTCGACGAAAGTCTGCAGAACGGCGTAGTCGTCTAGTCGCGTATGAAAAGCGATGTTGAAGGTAGCCATTGTTCTGCAGTCTTATCCGTGTCGGTTAGTTATGCGCGTACGGCGCGAACAAACTTAGTCTGGTCGATCATCAGCGTTGCGAGGTACCCGCGGAAGGCGATGGTCCTTGACATCGTCGACGGTACGTCAATCGCAAGGGCACCCTTCATTTGTTCGAAGATCTCAAAGCCTGAAGCGTCACCCACGATAAGTGTGTTAGCTGCAAAGTTGCGATCCACGACCACCTGTAGACCGAAGGCGATGCCGTTCGGTTGGCCAGGCTGGAGGTTTCCGTATGCGTTCATTGGTCCGACCGCTGGGAAAAGCGGACGCTTTGAACTGTCGCTCAAGCCCATAAGCGTTCCCCAGAAATCTGGTGACACGAAAATATGAGTAGGAAGGTTACCGTTCGAGCCGGACAAGATTGTCGTAGCTGCTGCCGATACCCAAGCCTGCCAGTATGACGGGTCTGTCTCTGAAGCCGCTGCGAATGCTGAAGTTACCGATGCGCCTGCGCGAAGGTTGTCTGCAGCGACATTGTCGGTTTCGTTCGCGTAAATGCGAGCCATGTCGTCGAGTACAAGTCCGATGATCTCGGGCTGGGACCAGTCGATTGATTGTTCGGACAGCGTGACGTATCCACCGTAAGTTGCCTTTGTAACTTGATTGTCTGTAACAACGTAGGTGCCTTGGGTAAGGGCGGTGTTTTCAGTTGCCTGATTCCCGATGCTTGTGTGTGTTGTGACCTCGGGACGGATAAATACCTTGCCACCTTGGGGCATGGCTTTTGCGCCGATTGCATCAATGACCGGACGACGTCCGATGAAGTTGTTATAAACGGGTTGCACGATTGGCAAGGGCAGGACGCCAGGAATGTCTGAAGTAATCACATTCGGACTGGCCGCGCGGATGCCTTCGCTCATTTCGCGCCACTTGTCACCACCAACAAAAGCGGCTGAGATGTATTCGGCTGCTGTTGGCCAGTTGAACTCGCGCTTGGCGGTTGCGTAAATAGGGGTAGTTGGAATGATTGAAGCCTCGACCTCGACCACTGGGTTTTCTTGTGTTGCCACTTCTGGTTCCTCCTCGGAATCTGTTGGGGTGGGTTCGGTTGCATCTTCTTCTGGTTCTGATGCAGCGATTTCTGTAATGACAGCGTCTTTGAACGCTGGCTGTGCGACAAGACTAATCTCAACCAGATCAGCTTTTGAGACGACCATGACGCCGTTCTTGTCGTACTTAAACTTTGTTGGGACAGCACCGACACTCACTGAGTCGTACGCGCCTGCTTTTACGAGTTCAATGGCGTCGGCGGCTGCGCCCGTCTTTGCGAAGGTAGCGGTAAAGCCAAGTCCCTCGGGCATGTCGGCAAGAGAGGACACGACACCGCGCAGGGCGCTCATATCATGATTTTCTAGAAGCTTGGGTGCTTTCATACTGAGATCAAAAGCGCCGCGCAAGAACGAGACCTTGGTCCCGTCCATGACAGTTGCAGATACTGGATTCCACGGCACCGCAATGCCGGTAATCGTCTTGGGTGCATCCTCGCCTGCGCTGGCGTCAATAGTGATAGGGACATTTACGAAGTGGATCATGATGGGCTTTCTACTGGTACTTGTACGACTGGTTCGACCATGACGTCTTGCATCAACTCTTCTGCCAGATACCCTTCGACGTCAAACTCGACGAAGCGGTTACGCGGGAGCACGTTAGAGGCTGACAGCGTTTGCTGAATGCACTCTATGAACGGCTTAGCCCCATACAGATAAAGCTGACGATTGCTGTCTTGGACATTGGTATATGTGAGACCCGATCCTTCTTGAGGCGCGGAAACAAGGTAGGCGGGGATGTTGGCAACTCTGGCCATCTCGAGAGATTGATACTTGCGTTGTTCTGCAACAACTTCGGCGGGGCTGACGCTGAACTCTTTAAACTCGACATAGTCGTTAAGTGCGCCGATGGCGTTCTGGCGTCGCATTGCTGACCATGCCGCGGCAATCTCGCTCAGGCTGTCCGAGTCGAGGGTCTCGCCGCCCTTCTGCTGTAAATAGCCAGGGACTGTTTCAAGCGTTGCGTAACGATCCGCTGCTTGGTCTAGGTGAGTAGCGATAGATAACGCCCGAGCGCCTTGGTAGAGCAAGCCTTGAATGGGAGACAGGAACTGGATCACGTCGTTAGTGTCGGCGATCGTAACGCCGTTAAACTGGACAATGTCTGACGGTCCGAAGAACTGCGGACCGTTCTGGTTCGGCGTCGTGCACATGTATGCCGGCAACCACGAAAAGGACGCGGGCAGTCCAGTTGAGTATCTGGATGACACAAAGGCGAAGGCGCGACCGTAGAAGAACAAATCCGCAAAAATGTTTGAGTAGAAGAAGTTGCGGGTGACCTTTGGATCTGGTTGTTCCATCCACGGCTCGAGAGGCAGGTAGATCTCTTCGTACTTTTCGCCTGTCCACTGTTTCGAGTAGTGGCGCATCTCGAGACACCCAATCATGGATGCGAGAAGGTCTTTAGATCGTGAGACCGTCGGGTTTTGCAGGGCGCGTTGTTCGGCGTCTCCAGTTGAGTACGCAAGGAAGTCATTGATCTGGGCAGCGCCAGCACCGGCGGCAGCCTTTACGGGTGGGGCAGAGATCTGAGCCGTTGTTACTTTTGGAGTGAAGAATCCCACAGGCGGAGTCTCTCACAAACAAGTTGCAAATGCAACTATCTTGCTGATCCCATCATTGCGCGACCCGACTGGCCAGGTCGAGAGACCAGCGAGGCTGCAGCTACTAGGCACCTTGCACACTCAATCGGTCCAGGTGACTTTTGGCTGCTAAGCACGACCGCGCCGTTCGCTTTGACAAGGGTCGCCCTGTTGACGTGCTCAGCCAGCATTTGTTCGCCGGTATGCAAAAGCCTGCCTTCGTTGATCATCGACTTGACTAGACCCGTGTATTTGATCATCTCTGCGTAGCCCCAAAGGGAACGCCTGCGGACTAACGGCTCGGGCGTGTGAAGATCCAGCGTTGGAGTAATCGCCAGTTTAAGTTTTGGGTCTTCATCCATTAGGCGTTGGATGTGTTCCCACATCTGGCGGTTCGTTTCGCAGGTGAACGCGATGCTGGCGACGATGTCCCCGTCACTGTTCAGCCCGCAATGAATACCGACGTACTTTGAATCGTCGACACTGCTGTCCACGGCAAGAACGGAATTGCCACCTTCTATGGCTCGGTTTGTGGTAAAGCGCTTGTCCCATTCGCCAGGGTTAATCCACGAGTTCGCTGCCGCCACCCATAAATTACAATGCGCCCTGAGATACTGCGATCGGTCTGGAGCTGCGGCTGCACTCTCAAGACCTTTCATCGTGATCGTCCTTCCCAGGCTGGGGTTCGCGTAGCCCCAATACTTTTGATCGTCTGGCGACACGCCGCTGGGCAGGCTCCATTCGGCCATAAACAAATCGGACCGAACACCCGAGTCAATCACGCCAAGCGCCTGTTCTCGAAGTTTGAGGAACGCCCTCGAGGATTCGTCACCGGCAGTAGAAACAAGAAACGCCAGCGGGGATGGGACCGCAATCTGGCTGGGCTTAAGCGCCCCGAAGTACGTTGCCTCAGAGATGGCCCACAATTCATCGACAATCAGGATGTCCCATGTCCCACCATGCTTCTTGCCTGTCGCGCTGTTCACCTTGTAGACAGACCCGTCTTTCATTTTCACTTGGTGCCGACCGTACGCCCAAGTCACTTTTGCCATGTCCGATTCCTCGAGCAACTCGAACACGTCGCGCAAATCTTCAAAGACTTCAGTGGCCAGCCCGAGTTCGTGCGCGGTTGACATGATCCGCACAGGCCTGCCCCAGATGCGCGGCAACTCAGTAAGGCAAAAGCCAACCAGAGCACTAAGCATCGTGGTTTTACCATTCTGACGGCCCGTACTTATCAAGGCGGTGCTCGAGATGAAGTTGCCATCCTCATCATGCTCCAGAGCGCCTGACAATGCCCGCAACTGCCACGGAAAC